TGCCGCAGCATTGCAGACCCGAGTAAGTTAGATCAAGCACCGGCGGGCTTTGTGCATGAACCTTGGGAACCGTTTGATATTTTGAAGATGGAGAAGTTGCTTAAGTAACTCAACCCTTGCCACGGTGGCGAAACTGGTAGACGCATCGGGTTTAAGCCCCGACGGCTAAATGCTGTGAGGGTTCGAGTCCCTCTCGTGGTACCAACTAAGGAGATAGTAATGTGCACTCGTAAAGATTGTCTGCGCTATGTAAAGAATACAGGTGGACACGCAACAAAAGATCACTTTATTGACGACTGGGCACCTGTTGGCGCTATGGCTTGGCGGGATCTAGCAGATAATGGGTTTGCTGAAGAACGAGAAGGTAAAATCTTTTTGACAGATAAAGGCGTTGATCGCCTTCAACAATTGGAGAATGCGTGATGGCAGGTAAAGCATCTGAAACTACATATACCTTTGCAGTTACATTTGTTGGCCCTGCTGGAATGAACATTCCTAATATTCGTTCTCACATTAGGGAGGCATTACTGGCAAGGAATGCCCTGGAAATTACCAACCCGGAAGATGTAAAGATTCATCTACAAAACAAGGAAACCAGTTATGGCAAACGCTAAGGATGCACGCGGCAACACAGCCCATCGCATCCTCTTGCTTGGTGATACTGGTGGCGGAAAGACAACGCAGTTTCTGACTATACCGGGAAAGAAGTTCATTTACTGCTTCGACTCCAATGCGTTGCTTTCCCTGCAGGGGTACGATGTAGAGTATGAAGAGTTCCTACCCGATCGGTTGAACCTGTCGGTGCGGTCACTGAAGAAAGACGTAGGGGATAAGACCACTAACTTCAAGAACGATCTCTATGTTGAGTGGGAGAAGGATTTTCAGAAGCGCCTCGACACAGGATTCTTCGACGACTACGACGTGATTGGATTTGACTCTGCTACTACTTTCCTCGACCTCGCGATGGATCGTGTCCTTACTATCAATGGTCGATCAGGTCAGTGGCCGCAACAAGATGACTATGGCCCGCAGATGATGGTGTTTACTAATGTTTGCCGAACGCTAGTTTCTCTCGGTAAAACTATCGTCATGACCGGGCATCTGGAGATGAAGAAAGATGAACTGGTTGGTAGGATTTTCCGCCAGCCTATGATGACCGGCCGACTGCGGACAAAGATTCCTCTGCTGTTCTCTGACATCTTCATCTGTGAGGCCGAGAGTGATGGCAGGTCGGACATTAAGTACCGCATCCAAACCACTCCCGATCGTATCACTACCACTGTTCGAACTTCTTTCAAGGGCCTTAAGCCAGTGGAGGATGTAACCATTGACTTCAAGAAACCACTTGAGGGACAAGGTATTGGGAGGCTGATCGTAAATGAGAGGGCTGCTCGATAAACTAATGTGTTGGATGGGCTTTCATGAGTGGCTCGATCAAGACACCTTTCAAGTATGTAAGAACTGCGGAGAGGTAGAAGAGTATGACTGAGACAAGTGTGCTTCAACAAAAGGCTGCTGATCTGCGGCAGCTTAAATCGTCCATCGCAGAGTATGAAAAGATTTTACCTATTGTACAGAAAGACGTAACTGATGCGCGTGTTTCGCTAATGCAGGCAGAGTCTAATCTTCGAGATACAGTAACATTGCTGACTGCCCAGAAGGTTAAACTCACCAATGATATTGCAGATATGTCCGACTTGCTTGACATGGCATTGACAGACATTAACCTGTGAACTTCTGTCCCAATTTGGGACAACCCTACCCACCACCTCTCCTGAGGCTGGGCAACCCCTGGGCTAACGCCCCTAACTGAGTAAACAAAATGACGTATATTCCTGCAAACTTCGATGATGCGAAAGAGCCGCAGCCGGTAGGCGGAGGTCGTTATAACCTCCAAATCACGGAAGCGGTTGAGGTTAAGTCTGGTGCTAACTCCAAGCGTCCCGGCTCGCCCCAATTCCGTGTCTCGATTGGCTTTCCTGATGAACAGAACGTGCCTAACATGACGCAGTGGATTTCGCTGCCTCATGAAGAAGATGAAGCGAAGTCTGCGAACTTTAAGCTTCTTCTTCTGAAGCGGTTCCTTGTGCTCTTTAATATTCCGGTTCCTCGGGATGGTATCGACACTGATCGCTTGGCAATGGAGATGGTTGGCGCTACCGCTAATGCTGAAGTTAATCTCAGTGATCCAGATGACAATGGTAACGTCTACAATCGTCTCGTTGTTCCTAGGATTCGCGAAGAAGATTGATTGGTTTAATTCCCTGGGGGCTTCGGCCCCTGGGGTTTCTTATTTCAGGAGATAGTTAGTGAACCTAGACAACGTATTCACGATTGACTTTGAAACAACTGGTATTGACGCCAAGACTTGCCATCCGGTGGAAGTGGCTGTTGCACATACAAGTTTTACATGGGCATCTTTAATCAAGCCGCCTATTCCGATCCCCGCAGAAACCAGTGCCGTCCACCATATCTGTGACGAAGATGTAGTTAATGCTGGCGCCTGGCCTGATATCCGTACTGCAATGATTGATACACTTAAGCGCGGCTTAACTGATTCCAAGCTTCCCATCCTGGTAGCCCACAATGCTGAATACGAAAAGGGTGTTCTGGCTAATACTCCTGCGGGCTGCGCTGACTTTCCTCCTGTTATTTGGATTTGCACTTATAAGTGTGCACTTCGCGTGTGGCCAGATGCACCAGCCCATAAGAACGAAGTGCTTCGCTACTTCTTGAAGCTTGGAACTAACCGCGGTCGCCAAGGTCATCAGCAACCTCACTCAGCGCTTCACGATACACTAGTTACGCGAGACCTCTTGCTTGAATTGCTTAAACATGCTACCATTGAACAGCTGGTTGAGTGGACTGAACTACCAGCTAAACTTCCTTACGTGCCATTCGGTAAGCATTACAAGAAGCCGTGGTCGGAAGTAGATAGTGGATACCTAATGTGGGTCGGCAAGCAGGCAGACATGCGCGAAGATGTAAAGTTCTGTGCTGCTGAGGAACTTAAGCGGAGGCGGTAATGCAAATGCAAGACTTAGTTAAACCAATCTCCCAGTGCACGGATGAAGAACTCCTCATCCGCATTCGGACTATTCGTGCTAACCGAACTACCATTCGTCCCGCTGCCAAGACTCATGCGAAAAAGGCAGCTAAAAAGGGACAACAAGGACGCATGTCGGCTGTTGAGAAAATGATGGCTAGCATGTCTGAAGCTGATCGCCAAGCGTTTATCGCCGAACTGGAGGGGATGCAATGAACTGCAAGTGTCCAAAGTGCGGAGTCCAAGCCTTTCAACATTGGGATCTTGGCTTTATGCACAGGTGTCATATCTGTAATAATGTTTGGAGGACTTCATCTAATGGATCATGAACTTCAAGAAAGTTTCAAGCAAGCTGCACTACCAATGGTTAAGTGGCTTTGTGAAAACGTTCATCCACATCATAGTGTTATTGTAACTTCTACCACTGCTGCGTTACTCGAGAGTACGTGTTCCACTGGCCACATCACCGAGTTTCTAAAAGACTAAGGGGACTATAATGACAAAGGTTGTCGTGGAAGGCCACAGAAAAGATAAGCTACAACACCTCGCGCTGGACAAGATCATCGTTGGGGAAAGGTTCCGAGTTGAGTTTGGAGACCTTGATGAACTAGTGGAATCCATCCGGGCTAAAGGAATCATCCAGCCAATTTCCGTGGATACCTCGTTCCGGTTGCTGGCAGGCGGGCGCCGCTATGCGGCGGCGACGCAGCTCGGGTTGCCCACTGTCCCGGCGGTCATCCGGGAATATGTAGATGACATGGACAGCCGCGAAATCGAGTTGATGGAGAACGTCTATCGCAAGGATTTTGTCTGGCATGAACGCGTAGCACTCACGAAAGCTATTGATGAATTGCATAAGAAGAAAGACCCTAACTGGTCTGGCCGCAAGACTGCAGATTTGTTGGATAGCAGCAAGAGTCAGGTAGCTAGGGACTTGCAACTGGCTGACGCGTGCGAAGCGATTCCGGAGTTGCGGGAATATAAGACTGCCGATGATGCGCTGAAAGTTTTGAAGAAGCTTGAAGAACAATCTATTGTGCAGGAACTTCGCAGTCGGCAACAAGCTTCGATGGAACGTGCTGATCCGAAGGTAGTTGGTTCGCAGCTTGAAAGTGGTCTTAAGATCATGCTTAAGCAGGCGCAAGCTAACTATATGATTGGTGATGTGTTTGAAGGTATGAAGGGGTTAAAGAGTAATGGTCAAATCCAGCTCATTGAATGTGACCCTCCGTATGGAATTGACCTCACCGCGCAGAAAGCCTCGAAGGATTCTGTCACTAGCAATGTGCATACCTACGAGGAAGTTCAGGCTGATAAGTATGAAGGTTTCCTTGATCAACTTACTTCTGAACTCTTTAGGGTTGCCGGTAAGGATTGCTGGCTTGTCTTTTGGTACGGGCCTACATGGCACCAAGCCGTTCTCGACAGTCTTCGACGAGCAGGTTGGGCAGTAGATGAAATCCCTGCCATCTGGGCCAAGACCCAAGGACAGACATTGCAACCTGGATTGTACTTTGCTAGAGGGTACGAACCGTTCTTCCTGTGTCGTAAGGGCAAGCCTGTCATGGTTGAGCAGGGACGGCTTAATGTCTTCAATTACTCAGGCGTGCCCGGCAAGTCCAAGTACCACCCGACTCAGCGACCTACAGAACTTATTAAAGAAATCTTTACCACTCTGGCAGTTGGCAATGCGCACGTATTCGTTCCCTTCCTCGGAAGCGGGGCCACACTTCTCGCCTGCTACGATCTTGGGTTCAGGGGATTTGGCTTTGATCTTAACGGAGAATACAAAGACCGGTTCATGCTTGAAGTAGAAAAACAAACTCGTGCTAATTTCGAAACTCCTGAAGAGTAACTATCATGTCCTTCTTCCCGACCAGCCGCAGTAGGATAGTACCCGGTATCGGCAGGGATACAGATAAGATCGTCATTGTTGGCGACTATACCAGCCCGTTCGATGATAAGACACTTGTCCCATTCAGCGGGCCGGCTGGTTCTATTCTGGAAAGCTGTCTACACGCAGCAAGACTAATCAAGGGTGAAGTGTATTTAACCAATGTCTTTAAGTCCAAGACATCTTTACCCGGCAACAGAGCTAATACAGATTTCTTTATCGACGATGGTAAGAAGCGCTTCTTTACTGAACTCGGACAAGTCCATGCTCAAGCTTTGGTTGAAGAGTTGGATAAGCTTAACCCTAATGTCATTATTGCAGCGGGTAATCCGGCGCTCATGGCGCTGACGAACTTCAACAGTGTAGCTAAGTACCGTGGCTATGTATGCGCTTCGACTAAGCTTAAGCGTCAAGTAAAAGTAATTCCAACGTATAGCCCGATGAGTACGTTACGTGGTAACTACATCAACCGTCATGCTATTGTGGCGGACATTCGTAAGGCTAAAATTGAGTCTGCATTTCCAGAACTGGTTCGTCCAGAACGTACTATCATGTACCACTATGATACCGTTGAGGAAGTTCTGGAATGGCTCGAACACTTTGAGAACTGTGAAAAGCTCGCGTTCGATATCGAGGTAATCAACTATGAAGTATCCTGTCTTTCCTTGGCTTCAAGTGCTGGGATTGCTTGCGTTGTCCCTATTGGTGAATCTACTCTCCGCCCGAAAGGCTGGACGGAAGATGAAGAGTTGCAAATCTGGCGAGCAATCCAAAGAGTCCTAGGTAATCCTAAGAGTGTTAAGATTGCACAGAACTGCATCTTTGATATTCACTTCTTGCTCACGCGATGTGGCATTGAAGTTAAGGGTGAAGTTCACGATACGATGATTGGACACTCGGTGATGTTTCCTGAGTTTCCAAAAGGTCTAGGATTCCTTGGCAGCATGTATTGTGGCGCTCAGGAATATTGGAAGGATGCTGTGTCGTTTAAGAGTATTAAGGGAGACGACTAATGAATGAAAGAATCCAGCGGAATGGACAGACAAAGAAAATTAATAATGGTACTACTACAACGGTGTTAGTTGGATATGATGTCTATGACGCGTCAATGCGGTTTGTAATTGGTTCAGTGTTTGGCGTGCCAGAAGCTGAATCTGTTCTTGAGCGCGACGTTCGTATGTCTAAGATTGCTTGTGGCTCCGGCGCGTGTGAGGATTAATCCATGAAGATGGACGAGAATTTCCTCCGTTACTCCGGGCTAGACTCTGCCTGTACCTTTGAGTGTCACGATGCTTTTTGGGGCGATCTAGATCCATTGTTCACCCCAGCTAATGACATGACTATGAGTATCTTGCCCGTCCTGATGTTCATGCAAACTCGCGGTGTTCAAGTCAGCCGCGCCGCCCTAAACGAGACTAAGATCGAAGTGCTTGCCTCGCAAGCCGAGAAGCAGAAGGAACTTAATGAACTTTGTGGCCGAGTCCTTAATGTTAATTCGTCTCCAGATTGTCAGAGATACTTCTATGGCGAACTGGGAATACCTCCTATCACCGGGAAGAAAGGTAAACCCACTGTCGATGACATGGCTCTTCAAAGACTCGTTCGTGGAACTGTCGCCCGTCCAAGTCTACGTCAGGCCAAACTTGTACAGGAGATTCGAGGGCTTGGAAAGCTCTACGGAACTTATCTCAACCTTGCTTTCGATGCAGATGACAGACTTCGATGCTCGTACAATCCACGGGGCACTAAGTTTGGACGTCTATCTTCGTCCCAAACAATCTTTGGCACAGGAACTAACTTCCAAAATCTCCCGCAGGAGTTCAAAAAGTTCCTGGTTGCGGACGAAGGCTATGTCTTTGTGGAAGTGGATAAACGTCAAGCAGAGTGGGTGGTAGTAGCCTATGTGACCAGCGATGCTAATATGATTGCCGCAGTTGAAGCGGGCATTGACGTTCACACGCATACTGCTAGCTTGATGTTCAATGTCTCGCCGGAGATTATTAAGCGAGAGCATAAGCTGAATGGTCATACGACTAATGCGGATTTGGTTCTGGAGAATCGCAAGAGCGATCCACTGATCTACGAAGCCGTGCGCACTTGTGGTAAGGTGTGGCCTCGCAGTATGTCACTTC